CTTAACTTCATCATCTTCTTCATTTTCTTCATCTTCTTTATCAACTTTAGATTCTAAATCGTCTTCTTCATCCTTTTTATCTTTCTTAACATCTTTTTTATCTTTCTTAACTACAGGCTCTTCATCTTCTTTTTTATCTATAGTTTTATCATCATCTTGATTGAAAATATCTATAATATCATCAGCATTCGAGCCTTTACCAGTCTCACCTTTAGGAATTGATAAACTTCCACTCTTATCGAATGGATTAACTAATTGGGAAGTTACCATTGCCTTCTCTTTCAATTTTTTCCGAACCCTTCTTAGCATTTCCTTTAGGGCTTGGAGTTTTTTGTTTATCGTTAGGATTATCATTCATCATCGTTTGACTAGCTTGTTGCATAGCCATTTGCTCATTTAACGCGTTAACATGCTGTTGCATATGAAGCAATACATTCTTATACCCTTCAGGATTTTCAATTTTAGCTAATCTTCCAGCATCAGATATTAACCAACTCCTACAAATATCCGCTTCAATTTTATGATTATCTACAATCATATCTATTTCAACTGATGGCAATTCAGCTGGTTGTGCAGGTTGACCAGTAGCCATAACTGATTCAAGTTGCTGCATTTCATCTGGTGGCATAACGATAGGTTGTGTATTTACTAACTCAGTAATCTCTTCATATTGCTTCGTCCTATCGTCCTCTCCAGGTAATTTAAATTGAGGTATTCTAACTATTTTACGAATGTATGGTAAATTCTCTGGTGCAATTAAAGCATTCATTATTTCCATATTATTTAATTGCATTAATTGCATAATAACATCTTTCTGCTGATCATCAGTAATTGGTAATTGATCAGCAGCTTCTAATTCTATATCTCCAATCTTTCCTTGGGTCTCAGCTTTACGAATAAATACATTGATGAAATTTCCTTGATCATCTTTTTGAACAATACGTTCGTCTTCAACCATCATCTTCATATATTGAGGAATAACTTTACTAAACGTTATCTTCCACCAAATAGTAAGCATTTTCCACGGTGTTTGTAACCGTTGCAATGCCATTCCTTTAGCCATTGCATATTCACTAGCTGTTTCAGAACCTGGTTGAGAACCACCAAAGAGACTCGGTAAAGCGCCAGATACAAATTGTCCAAGTTCATTTATAATGCGATAGAAGTTAAATACTTCAGGACTTAATGAAGCAGTTTTAGTAGAATGAAATGATTGTGAGATATTCTTGTTATTTGCTACTTGCTTAGTTGGAGTTATCGTTCCTGGAGTCGCTTCTAGTTGAGAGTATTGGTCAAAATTAACAACAGACGGGTCGGCCCATGTTTGTTCAATACCATGTTCAATTGTTTGCAATGTTAGAGAAATTAAATCATTTACAATATCTTGAATATTTGTTAATACTTCACCAAGAGGTTCATGAGAAAGATAATCAGATAATGGATTATGAGTTAATGTCCAATGATCATCAAGAGATTCTGCACAATAGTGCGCACAAATATCATTTACAAATACAACTTTAGCACCATTAGGATACTTCTTTTTAAGTTCATCACACTTCTCAGCTGGAAGAATATTAAATGAACTCGGTCTGAGCCAGCATTCTTTAACTGTTACAGTATTGCTAGGATATGTTCCTCGATATTGAATATTTAAACGTGCATACTGTTCATAAGGATCATTCATCCCTTGATTAGACCAACCACCCTGTGGAAGTTTATCTCGTAATGCTGGATATTCTTGTAAAGGATTAACATAATGAGTTTCATATGAGAAAATTAAATATGGCATATCGGATTGTTTCTTAGCATATAGAGGAACTTTCACATATAAGCCACCATAAACTTCCATACAAATACGAGATTTAGGTTTAGTAGTAAAGCCGTCGAATCGGTTAATAATTAGATTAGACTTTTCTAAGTTCGGATCAATTGCTGTTGAACATTGTGGGCAAACAATTTGTTCAATTTCATTAATAGGTTCAGACTCATTTAAATAATCTAATTCACTATCATTATCATTAGGATCGAATTGATCTTCTTGTGATTGTTTAATTAATTTTGCTTGCATTAGCAAGTCTTCGTCAAGTTCAATTCCACAATTAGGACAAGCATAACCATCAACTTCTTCACGTTTATATTTTTTCTCTTTATAAGTTCCATATTCTTCACTTTCATGTGTATAAGTATACATAGCAATAAGACCTTCTGTGCAATAGACATATAATGCTTGTAACCATAGTAATATTGCATTATTATGTTTGTAAATCTGTGAAGATATCAGATTTCCAGCCTTTGCAGTGCTAATATCTAAAGCATCATCAGCATCATCCGGAACACAATTAACTGCTGGTATTTGCACACTGAGTGCAGCGATAATTGTTTCCAGAAAAGCTTTGAATACGTTTACTGGTTTGTCATAATAAGCTTGGTCATCAGTTCCAATTGAAAAACTATCATGGCCGAAGATTCGATATCCATTATCAGAGTCAGACCAATAAATCTGAGAAAAATTATTCCAATAATATTTTAATCGCTTCCAATATCTAACTTGAATTTCTCTTGTTTCAATATCTTCTTTATAGAATTCGTCAGCTACAACTTTCAAATCAATAGCAATCTGATCATTCTCTATATATTTGTTAGGATTTTGAGTCATTATTTTTTATCTTTCTTCATGAATAGTGATTTCTTTTTCTTAGGTGTCTTTCTGATAATTTCTTTAGCTACAGCTTCAGACGGACCAATACCTTTAGTAGATTTGTCGTTAGCTATCATTTGCATAAATTTATACTGCTTAGCACTTCATCTAATGAAATATATGCAGTTTTACTAGGAGTTCCATATGTAATAGCTAAGACGTTATCACCAAAAAGAAGATTGAAACCTGTAACGTTTGAAAATACAGACGCTGTTAATGTTTGATTTGCACCAGTTTTTCCGGTGACTGTTGCTGTTCCGTTAGCCATTGTTAATCCTCTCGTCTGTTTCTGGTAGAAGTTCTTTCTCTAAATCAGAAATAGCTTGTTCAGGAGTTGGTTTAATTATGTCTTCAGGCTTGGCTAAAAATGGACTAGTTTTAATAACATTATCTCTTTGCCTATTAAAGTTTTCTAATTCAGCCCGACGACGTGAAAATGTTTTAGCCGGTGCGGCTGCTGATTTTAGTTCAGAAATTGGTTGCTGAATAATTGTAGGATTAACTAACTTTAATAATGTGTCTGTTAAATCTCTCTTCTCGGCATTGACAAACTCTAATTGTTTTTTAAGAGTTTCACAACTTGCACAAACTTCGTAATCTCTAATATTCAATAGACGTAATAGTAATCTAATCATTTAATAATCCTCCCCACTGCTCTGCCATTGCTTTAGCTATACCAACAAATGTCCTACTTCTATTTTTCTGTCTATCTTTTCCGGGAGGCTCTCTCCAAATAGAATCCCCAACAAAAGGATTCAAACTCGTTTTAGATAGAAATGAATTTCTTACTATATTTGTAGGTTTAAGTAGTGGTAGTCCTTTAAGCCATAAACAAGTTGATTTAGATTCTTTATGTCCAAATTCCCAAGGTTGAATAATTTGATCTGGTTTTCTAATTTTAGAGCTTATAACACTAATTGGATTCTCAATAGCAATTTTTTGTATTGAACTATCCATTAATAACTTAACAAAATCTAATGCTTCTTTTTGCTCTTTAATTTTATATTTAAAATGTCTCCCACCACTAACTGCTAAATGGGTGCATGGCGGATGAGCAATCATTAAATCCCAACCATCATCCAAATGTTTAACAACATCATCTTGTATATGATATAGACTATTATCTTCAGACGATAATAAGTCACATGAATAAGCATCATGACCTAAATTTCTAAATTCTTCTCTAACTCTACCAGAAAATTCACATGCTATCAATACTCTCATATTATTAATGTCTCCTCATTCTACTAAACCTTGACTGCCTACGAGTAGCCATAACAGAAACATTAGAACCTTTTTCCATATGTTCAAGTTGTCTATAAAATTTAGTCATATCATTGCTAGCTTCTAATTCTCTAATTGCTTGTTCACGTTTAATTGATTCTTCCATATTAATTCCTAATTCACCGTTAATAAATTTACGTATTGTTTTACAAAGATATCGAAGATTATCAATTGGGTCATCTCCGTCAAATTCAGCAATGTCTTCAATCTTCTTATCATCATAAATACACATTGGGATAGCTTCTATTAATATTTGACATGCATTGAATACTTGTAGAATAGGAATATTAGATTCATCTTCTTCATCAAAGAATTGAGATTTATAACGAGCCAGTGCTTCTGGTCCGTATAATCTGTATATCTCTTGAGCTTTAACGAAATCATAAAAAGTTTCACGATTTAATATTTTCTTTTTTTGTTCCCATCTCAGAAAATCATGAACTAATTGTAATCCACTAATACGACTACCAGGAGTATTCTCAGATGATGATGGAACTAGACCGCTATAACGTTGAAATTGATCCGCAATCGTTTCAATTCCACGGTCTTGCCAAGCACTTCCACAAATTGTTGTATGAAGAATATGTTCATGATTCTCATCATTTATCTCTCTTATCTCACTTCCCCAATAGGAGATATCTCTATTCTTCCATCCTCTTTCTCTATACACATATACTCTTTTGTCTGGACTGATTGCTGCCCACATTGCATGACACATTGCCCGTTTGCCCCAGTCAATAGACATAATTCGGGGCCACCACTCTGGTATAATAAACGGTTCAATGACATGCAGTGCGTTATCTGGTTCAGATGGAAATCGAATAGGTCTAAAAGTGGTAAATACTGATCCTCTAAATGCGTGCCAATCACCATATTTTTTTGCACGTTTTTCGGCTTCTGGTAATAGTTCTAATTTATCAGCATACCGAGGATCATATTCTAAACCATATGGATTATCTTGCAGTAATGCTCTGATATAAATTCTAGTTAAACCTGTCTTTTTATCTAATATTAATTTACCACCAGCTTCATCTGGCTTAACGAATCTATTGTATACGAATGTCTGTCCAATCCCTCCAGGATTACTACCACTTCTAACTAATGCGATGTTAAAACTTGAACTTGGACGAACGCGACTTCCAACTAAATACATATAGCTAGCTTCTTCGAAGTGTGTAAGTTCGTCGTAGAATGCGTAATTATACTGAGACGAGTCATATTGCTTAACATCTGATGAATGTTGTATGTGTCCGAAATCTACATATGAACTAAACTCAGGCCAATGCCAAGAATGTTTTGTCTCATTATATATTCCGCCAGTCTTAGGATAATACTCTTTACTTAATCTTATGTTTTCACGTTCTAAGTCTGGAAATTTTCTACGAAGAATAATTCCTTTGAATCCTTTAGCTTTATACCAACCTCTTATTAATGGTAATAATGTTAATATAAAAGATTTACCACCATAAGCCGCACCGCCATAAAGAGCTTCGAATACTTCGTCTGGTATTGATAATAATTGTTCTTGTTTTTCAGTTGGTCTAATTTCTTTAACTATTCTATTAGCAGGTTCATTAAATTGAATCATAAAATCTTAAAAACCAATTTTACGTATTAGTGGCCTCTCATTTGCATCATATAAGACAATATTATTCCTAACTATAATACGCTCTGAGTTAGGAGCTTCCTCATCTTGTTTTTGGTTAACATCAGCTGTCGGTATATTAGCTGGATGATAACCTTCACTTTTAATTATTTTATTTTTCATATTAACTACTTACTTCAATTACTTCATATTCTGATAGTTGTTTTCTTGCTGGTTCGTAGAA